GCAAGGCGCCCCGAATGGGGCGCCTTGCTGCCAACATCCGTGATGTATTTTTACTCCGGCCCGCCGATGCATCTTTGCTCCGGCGTTGACATTTTGGGCGCAGAGCAGCCATCACGGGTTGGCACCCGTGGTGGGCAGGCTCTTGAGCGGGGGAAGACGACTGAAAGGGCATTCTACCCCTGGTGGGGGTAACGGTCAACCGAACTGACACTTGGTGCGACAGACTTACCTATCAGGGCACAGCTTCGCCACCTTCAGGATTGCCCAGCTATTCGCCGGGCGTCCGTCCAGCAGGTAGCCCCGGTGGTCCTCTCCCACCCTCTTCCCCAGGATTTGCTTGGCTTTGTCCATCAAGCTCACCCCCTCGTCCGGGCTCATCGACTTGCCCGTCTCCCGAACCTTCTGCCGATCGCGTCCTTCTCGTTTCGTTTTACGCCCGACCACGTCGAGCGCGACGATCCAGCGCTTCACCTGATACAGGGTGACGCCGAACTCCTCGGCGATCTGCTGGCGGGTCTTTCCGGCCCGCCGCAGTTCGTCGAGGCGCTCTTTCAGAGCCTCTATCATTCGGTGTCCGCAGCGACAGCGACGGCGGACTCCTCGACGGGAACTTCCTGGGGCACGACCGGGCGGCTCTTCTCCTGGAAGTATTTGACGAGGTCCGCCGCCGCGCACATCGCAGGCGTGGGGGGCTCATTGGACTCGACCACATCGTGGTCGATCTTCATGCTGATGACGTTCTTGCCGTCGATCTGGGCGTCTTCGAGGGTAATGGAAATCTTCGCCATTCTTTAGGCCTCCGGGTTGTAGCTGGTGATGAACTCGCCGGGCAGCGTCTTGCGGAACTGGATGAATCCCGAAAGGTTGCCGTGCAGCGCAGGCGATCCGAAAGTGCGTGTGAGCTTCCTGGTCTCCGGGTCCCACACGACTGAACAGGTGTCAGGGGTTGCCTGATGCTCTGCCGGACTCGCGTGCAATGGAACGGAGCCGACGAGCCTGTCGTAGAGGGCGCGGTCTTCACCAAAGGTGCTGACCTTGTCGCTGTTGTTGCGATAGGAGGTGCGGGCGCACCGCGCGACGCTGACCTTGATCAGGTTGCGCTGTGCCTCCTCTGGGTCCTTGGCGACCTGCGACGCAGCGCGCTCGTGGTCCATGATGTAGGGAAGGTGCCACTCGTCGGGTGCCAGCAGGCGCGGCGTTGACGCCTGAAACGCTTCCCACATCACGTCAGCGAGCGCCCGGATGTTCGGGTCTGCGGCTTCGTGCCGGCGCAGCGCGAAGAAGTTGGTGTAGTTGGTCGAGGACACGACAACGCGGATATGCGCGTAAGGCATCAGCAGCCGATTGACGATCTGCTTGTGGGGTGCCTCCTTCATCTTCAGGAACTTCCCGACCTGCCCGATGGCAAGGTCGCGCCCCTCCAACCAAATCGCCTTAGCGATCTCCTCCTGTTCGGCGCCAAGGACTCCGTGATCCTGCATGCCCTTACCGTTGCGCCCCCAGCGAATCGGCATGACAGTGTCGGCACGCACCATCTCAACGAACTTCGAGATCGGGATGGCGCGGCTCGACGCAACGCAGCGTGAAAAGACGCGGTGTGTCATGAACTCCGGATGGATGAACCACGGGTAATAAAGCTCGAACGTCGTCAGCCGATAGCCAGAGGCACTACGGCTGTCGAGTAGGATGGTGGCGTTGACTGTCATGCTAGGAACTCCGCGTCGTTGATGTCTGTCAGCAGCAGAACCTTGGCGTGTAGCTCTGCGATCGTTCCGTCGTTGATCAGGACGTGATCGACTGGCAGGGTGTCGATCTGCGATTCGCTGATATGGTCGTCATTGCCGGTGCGCGGCGCGTTCGGGTTGAACACGCGGACTGTGGTGCCACCCCGCTCTTTCACATGCGCAACTTCGTTGGGGAACCGCATGTCGGTGCAAGCAACCTTTTCGTGCTGATCCGCGCGAAGGTCGAACGCATTGATCCAGATACGATCCCAGACCATCTGCCGACCCCACTCGGTCCCAAGGGTCTGCTGCACGTCACGGGAGGTCTTGCCCCCGAAACAAGCGAGTGGGGTTTCTTTCAGATCACCATTGACGATCCGCTCGATCGTCTCTTCGTCGTAGCCAACATAGGCGAGGAAGGCAGACACCATCGCCTTCAGCGCGCCCGCGAATTTGACGTTCTCGAAGCCGCGCTCCAAGAGTGCCTTCGCTGCGGTATCCTTGCCGTGCTGCTTGCGCCCGGCGATCCCGATCAGTTCCATGTCAACCATCCTGTCGAACGTCAGTTTGCGTTACGCCTGGAGTCAAACCACGACCGTCAAGCGCTTCGCTGCGCGGGTCACCGCTGTGTAGAGGTGCTTGGCGGCATCATCGTGGAACATGCCAGATTCGTCATGGACCACGACTTCGTCCCACTGCGAGCCTTGCGACTTGTGGACGGTGATCACCCAGCCCCAGTCAAGCTGTTCTCCATCGATGCGCGACCTGAAGGCACGGGCCTTTGGAGCCGAAGCTGCACCCTTCTTCTGGAACAGATGCTCCTCGAACACGCCCTGGCAGGCGGAGAGTGGGCGCGTCACGCTGAACTCGTCTTCGACTGTCACCACGACGTAGGCTTCACCCTCCTCCAGGTTGCCTACGCTCTCGACGCACTGCACGAAGGAGCCATTGACCAGATCGGGGATCGAACGGCTGTTCTTGCAGACGATCAAGGGCTCCCCGGCGCAGGGGCCGGTCGTGGTGTAGCCGAGTGCCTTGCGGAGCTTGTGAGTGATGAACCAGCGCTTGCGGTTGGTGCCGACGAGAATCTGTGCATCGCGGTCCAGGTCGTAGGTCACCCGGTCGCCGCCGCGCATCACCACCTCGGCCCACTCGTCATCGTGGGCTCCAGCGTAGCGCCCTGGCTTCAGTTCCTTGCCAGCGCGGGCCTGGACGGATAGCCGGATGATGGGGTTGTCCTGCGCCTGACGGTGAATCTCGTCCAGGAAGAAGTCAGGATCACGGTTCAGGAAGCCGGGATTCTCGGCGACGGGGGGAAGCTGCCCGGGATCGCCGATGACCAGGATGGGCACGCCGAAGGAGCGCAGGTCGTCGGCGATCGTCTCTCCCACCATGGACCCTTCGTCGACCACCACCAGCGTCATCTTGCGGATGTCGGAGTCAGGGTTGAGGGAGAACTTCGGTCCTTCGACGTTGTCGTAGGCCTTGTCCAGGTCCTTCTCCGTCAGCAGGATCGACTTCTCGACATCGATCAGGTCAGGGTCCTTGTTGGCGTTCGGATGGTCCTTCAGCCTTTCAAGGAGGGCTGCCCGGTGCGCCTTCAGCGCATCCAGGTTCCGTTCCAGCACCTCAGCCTTCAACGCCTTCGGGCGGTAGATGTAGCTGTGGATGGTGCGGGCGCGGGTCTCGATGCCGAAGTCCTTGAGCTTCGCTGTCATGACCTTCGCTGCCTTGCCAGTTGGCGCGCAGAAGGCAACGAACTCCGGAGAGATGGCGCAAGCCTCGACGATCATCGGCAGCATAGTTGACTTGCCCGTGCCGGCGACGCCGGTCAGTAGGAAGTCAGGAGCGTCGCCTGTGATGCCAGAGGCCGACACGTCCCGAAACCAATCACGGCTTGCGATGACACCTCGTTCCTGAAGGTCAGACAGAGTTAGAAGCGCCATGCAGCGTGTCCTTCTGTTCGGATAAGGAAGAGCGGACCACGGGGCCGAAACCCCGTGGCATCCGATCAGATCGGGCTAGAACTTCTTCGCCCGGCGCCCGGCGTTGGTCGGGGCAGGGGTCCCGGTGGCGTCGGACCCATCGGTTGGTGCCGCGTCGGTGTAGTTGCCCGGATCGTCCGCACCTTCCTCCGGTGCAGCGGCAGCCTCCGCCTCGGCGAGCGCCAGGAACTTCTCGGTGGAAATCCACTCGACGATCTTGAACGTCGGGGCGTGCTTCTTGCCGACCTTCTTCTTCGTCTTCGGTTCGAACGTCACGTCGCCGATCTCGATGACGGGATACTCTCCCGGCTTCGACTTGTAGGCCTTGGCGAAGTCGGCGAGGAGCTTGCCCAGGGCGCGCAGCCCGGACTTGGACGTCGTCTTGTAGTGGAAGAGCGTGCCGTCCTCGACCGCGCGCAGTTCGATCTCGTGCTGCGAGGACCAGCCGTCGTGGGTGCCGTCGTCATACGTCTCGTAGGGGCCATGGTCCTCCAGGTCGCGCTCCTGCGGAGGATCGCCGTCGAGGATGTTGACCATGTTCTGGTCGACGACCTCACCTTCCTTCCAGCAAATCCAGCCGCGCTGGTAGGCAGTCATGTCGACGGCGAGCTTGGTGCCGTGCTCCAGTTCAGCCGAGTTGTCGGCGGAGCCGTAGGTGTAGTCGCCGGAGTTGCCGTCGAATTTCAGGAAGTTGCCTTCGACGATGCCCGCATCGCGGGCGGCGGCGGCAAACGGGTCGGCTGTGCCGAACGAGGCCAAGGCGGTCCCTTTTTGGTCGGCGGGGGTAAGTGCGTTCATGCTTTTGTCCTCATTGCTGATTGCGCGTCGCTGTTGTGTCACTCTGCCTACCGGATGTAAGTCAACGTGTCAACAGGTCAGTCAGAAAAACTTACACGGAGAACGTCAAACGGATCACCCTCCTTGCAATAGCTCTCCAGGTCATCGACTCCGAGCGCTTCCATGATTTGTGCGCGGTCAAGGCTTTTCTGCCCTGCCTGCGAATACCATGAGAGCGTCCAGCGCTTATCTTTTGGCCCGATCTTGCGAATGCCTGCACGGCGCAGGTCGTCCTTGATGGCGAGCTTCGCTTCCTCCAGCGCTTTGTTGGCGTCCTTCGCGGCTTGCTGGAGCACCCGCAGGTTCGCCATGGGCTCCTCGAAGTCAGCCGCCAGCGCCGCATCCTTCGCCAACGATTTATTCTCGGGTGGGATCGCCCCGGTGGTGACATAGGCACAAGACGTCTGGAACTCGCAGTATTCGCACGTCTTGTCGACCTTACCCTCCGGCAGCATCTCCGCCGGATCGTCGACGGTGAACACCCGCGTTGCCCGGGTCTTCGCTGCCGTCCAGGCCTCCTCGTCGTAGGGGATGACGAACACACGGATGTGGTCGAGGAAGCTGGCGTCGACGTAGAGGATCACCGCGAAGTTTGGCTTGAAGTCGGTGGTCTCGCGGACGATGCCCATCTGAACCTGGGTCTGCCCCCGGTGGATCGCCTTCTCCTCATGCAGGCTCACGCGGGGGTCGATCGACTTGATCTCCAACATGATGCAGTCGGCACCGATGTCAGGGATGCCGTAGACAGCCAGGGCGTCAGCATCCAGACCGACGATGATGCCGTCAGGTGTCGCCGAGTTGTGGCCCTGAAACATCGTCTTCTGGTTCTGCCCGCAGAAGAGGAGCTTCGCCCTGCCGGGGAGGTGATCACGGATGGCTGGCACCACATAGTGCTCCTCCAGGATGTCACCGCGCCGGGAAGCACCCCAGGAATCTTCGGCGTCGTCGTCCATGGGGTAGCGGGGAACGACTCCGATGGCGCCGTTGATTTCGAGGTTCCGGGTTAACTCATGTGCCCGCTTCTTGAACCACGTATGCC